GCTGGACAAAGAGCTTTAATGACAAGTAAATTAAGAAAAAGTATTTTGGAACGTGATGGATACACCTGTCAGAAATGTGGTGCTTCACAAAAAAATGAACCAAACCTATTACTTGAAGTCGATCATATTATTCCGATTTCAAAAGGTGGTATCACATCTGTTGAAAATTTACAAACATTATGTTGGAGATGTAATAGATCCAAAGGAAGTAAATTAGATTTTTAAATATAATAGAGATAAACCAGAGGAAATGATAAAGAATATGAACTAAAGCAATTGCTTTCAATAAAAAAAACGTCTCTTACCGAACTGATGTTTGATTATTGGAGGTACATATGACAAATGATGAGTTTATGGATTTGCTCAAATTAAAAAAACATTTTTCTGATAGTAAAGTAATACTTCCAAATCCAGGAAAAAAGAATGATATTCCAATTAAAATTGAATCTGATACTACGCGCGATATTTTCTATCTAGACACAGACAGAAAAAGTTCTATAACGCTCACAAAGAAAAAGCTTCAGCAACGTCACGCAAATAGTAACACAATGATGATTAGATTGGAAATTGATTGTCGACCTCATATGTATAGTGATGGCTCGTTTTCTTCAAGAAATCATATTCATATATTTGACGAGGAAAATGGAAATATTACATATGATTTAACTGGTAAATATGCTACACTATTTTCAAATATAGATAATTTTATGACAGTATTTTATGATTTTTGTAACATGTGCAATATTGATACCGTAAATGTTGATATACAGGATGTGATGTGATGGAAAATAATTTCAAGAAAAATTATTTGGATTGGCTCAATAAGAGCATTGATGAATACCAAATTAGTAAAAATATATATAGAATTACCCTTCCATATTTAGATAGAAATAACGATTGTACAGAAATTTTTATTAAAATTGATGGCAGCAAATACACCCTTACCGATGACGGAGAAACTATTGGAGAATTAGAATTATCAAACTTCAATTTATTTTCAAGTCAAAAACGGACTGATATTTTTAATAGTATTTTGCAATCTCATGGTGTAAAAATGTCCAAAGACAAAGAATTATATATCGAGTGTTCCAAAGATGAGCTTCCTCAAAAAAAGCATCTTCTCTCGCAATGTATGATTAAGGTAAGCGATTTGTTTTTTACATCTAAAAATACTGTCCAGTCGCTATTCTTAGAAGATGTACAAATCTTTTTAGACCAAAAGGATATCCGATATACACCAAATGTATCTTTTTACGGAAAAACAGGCTTAACTACAACATATGATTTTGCAATACCAAAGTCTAAAAATGCCCCAGAAAGAATCATTAAAGTAGTTAACAATATCGACCAATTACAAACCAATAATATTCTTTTTTTATGGGATGATACTAGACAAAATAGAAGTTCTGATTCTGTCTTATATGTGTTTTTACAAGATAAAGATAAGAAAATTTCAGCTAATTCAATTACATCAATGGAAAACTATGACGTAGTGCCTGTAATATGGTCAAAACGCGAGTCTTACGTAGCTGAATTGGCTAAATAAAAACCGCCCCACCATTAAGCGGAGCGGCAATGCAACTGCTCTAAATGAACAATCGCCCTAAGCAAGCATATTGTATCATTCGGAGCAGCCAAACGCAAGCGGAACACACGTTCCTCGCTGGCTGTTATTTTTATACCCAAAACAGAAAGGATGATACATATGAAAATTGAAAAACTCCCAAGCGGATCATACCGGATCAGGAAAACCTATAAGAAAAAGCTTTATACTGTGATTACCGAATATAAACCAACCAATAAGGAAGCTATTCAGCTCATCGCCGCCGAACTTGATAAGGCAGACACACGAACTTCCATACATATGACTTTTGAAGAAGCAGCTAATCAATATCTGAATGTGAAAAGAAACGTTTTATCGCCATCCACGATACCAGGATACAAAAGCAATCTTAAAAGTTTGTCGGATAATTTTAAAAACATTTATATTTCTGATATGACGGCAATTGATATCCAAAAGGAAATAAATGATTTTTCCATATTACACGCACCCAAAACAGTATATAATGTTCACGGATTTATTTCTGCTGTCATGGGAATGTTCCGACCAGAACTCAACATAACAACAACTCTTCCACAAAAAAAGAAAAATGAAACCTACATCCCGACAGATGAAGAAGTCAAGGCTATCTTAGACTATGCTCATAAAAGAAATAGATATGAGGTTGCGCTGTTACTGGCTGCTTGCTGTGGATTGAGACGTAGTGAGATATGTGCCCTTACACCTGCTGATCTATCTGATGATAATGTGCTTACTATCAACAAAGCTATGGTAAAGGACGAAAATAATAACTGGGTAGTCAAAACCACAAAAACAACAGAAAGTGCCAGAGAAATTGCTATACCAGATTTTATTGCAGATCGGATACGCGAAAAGGGGATTATCACAGATTGTAATCCAAATCAGATATACAATGCGCTAGTTCGATATCAAAACAAATTAGGCATCACTCATTTTAAATTACATAGTATGAGGCATTACTTTTGTACAAAAATGTCAGAAGTGCTCCCAGAACAGGACGTATTAGAACTTGGAGGATGGTCGACACCTTATGTCATGAAATCTGTTTATCGTCATGCTACCATAAATAAAAAAATGGAAAAGCAAAAAAGTATAATGAATAATACTTTTAATGATTTTGACAAAAATAAATAAATCTTGTCATGAATCTTGTCATGACAATTTACATGAAAATAGCCGGCAGACAAACCTACCGGCTATGGTTTTATAATGATTCAAGACCAACTTTCCATGTGTTCTTTCCAACGATTCCATCTGCTGTCAATCCGTGGCTCCTCTGCCATGTCTTGGTCGATGATTCCGTACCTCTGCCGAAATTGCCATCTGCTGTCGCACCAATGATGATCTGCCATACCTTAACCACATTTCCTTTACTACCTTTTCTGATCGTAGTCATATTATAATCCTCACTTTCTGATTTTGATGTATTTGTTGCTGCCACTGCTTTATTAAATAAAGCCTGCTCTGCCGACCTACGTCTTTTAAGTCCTGCAAGCACTTTACCATTTGCTTTACAGTACTGTGGCATTGCTACAGCAATCTGTGATGCGTTTCTACCTGCACAAAGCTTTTTAAGGTTGCCAGCTCCACAATTAAACGCAAATGACACCAGAGCGTCAAACTGATTCTGGTTGAGATTTGCGGTGATTGGCACATACACGGAATTATTAACGTATCTCTCAAACTTCGCAATATCCTGCTTTAAATATGCATCTGCCTGTGCCTGCGTGATTGTCATACCTTTTTTTACTCCGGCGGTATGTCCATAACCAATAGTCCATACCCCTGCGGCACACTGATAAGCAGACAAGCGGCAGCCCTCGAACTGCTTAATCAGATTAAGACCTGCCTGTCCAATTTTTCTATTTGCCATATAATTACTCCTCCTCTACTTCTGGAATTCCTGCCAAGGATGTAAGCCATGATACGATACCGGCTACAATTGCGGATGATATTACCATCTTCCAATCCACTGCCGAAATCACTGCCCCTGTACCGATTACTGCTACCGCTGTCTGCGCCATCGTCTTAATCGATCTGATTCCTGCGGCTTTCGCCCATTTCTGTGTGCTTACTGATGGTTTAAATACCGAATTTTTCAACATATTATTTTTCTCCTTCCAAATCTGTGATTCTGTGATTAATTACCTTGATTTGCTCTTCCATGACCGGGACGCGCTGCGCAAAATTATTATGTAAGCGCACCTCGCGCGTTAACTCGTCAATTTTGCAGTCTGTGACCGCCTGCGCGGTCTGAAGCTTCTGCTCTGTTTTTTTCTGCCCCGAACTGACTGTAAGCACTGTTCCAATTAAAGTCAGTCCTCCTGCCACTAAAGCAGATATAATCGATTCCAAATGACCAACCTCCCTCTTTCTTTATAAAACCATTATAAATCCGCCAAGCCTTGTATTTGTGCCATTTTGCAACGCAAAAAGCGCCGGACAATTAATCTGATAGACTAATCATTCGGCGCTATGGCACTGCTTTATTTTGTTGCTATTATTATACACCACAATTCATATAAATCAATATTTATTTAAAATGCTGCAAAAATAGCATAAGCACTAGTGGTGTATGTGCCATTCTCAATTTTAATTGTTTGTCCTGTTTTTAATGGTACAGTTTTCTCTACAATCACAAGACCAGCATCAGAACCATTATTAGTGTACGGACTAAAAATGCAGACATTATTAATATATATTTTTGTATTTTGCCCACTTCCGTGTGCATATGCAGACACGTTTACAAAGCAATCTCTTGTTGCTACATAAGTTACTGTTGCACCAGCGGCGATGGTTGTACTACTTTTTAAAATAGTTCCAACATCAATAAATGTATTACCCTGATTGCATTTCCAGCCATACCATGTTCCAATACTAATATCGTAAGTGTTTGACCAGACACGTCCGGAAACAGGATATTGCTCATGTACTTCCACAGTCACTAAATGATATGTATTAGCAGATTCAGAACACCATCTCACTACCCGATAACCGAAAAAAGGACCGGCTGTATATGGGCTATTAACAAATGTTTCGGCAGGATTATTTGAACCAAAATAATGTATTTTATTAATATAACTATTGCGATTACTTAGGTCTACATGTAAAAAATTTGTAATCTGATTTCTTCCAGGAATGCTCTCACAGAACATTGGATCAGCAATAACACTTACTGAACCAACGTGGTTTGCTCCTATTCCAAAGTATTTATATAAAGTGCTATTATCTGCTGACATGGATCGTTTCTGTACGATACCCCAAACAGTACGTGCGCTACTATTTGCATTTGAATCTGTAGATAGTACCCCTGAAAACCACTCTGCATTTGATGCTATTACATCAAACTCAATCGAATACATAGGAGTTATTTGCCCCATCAAATAATTTTTATTTATATAATCGCAGACAGCTTTTGCTTCAGCAGCAACATTTGGCAGTACTAATCTGAGATACGTTCTCTTTAAATTATTAACATTAGTTAAACTCTGGTTTATCTCCGCCTTATCCTTTGCCATTTGTGCTTTCAAATCCGGTATCGTAGGAATTACGGTAAATAACTGGTCAACAGATGCAATTGAAAGCCCGGATAATTTCACTCTATAAAGAGGATAATCCCTCTCTACTGCACCCTCATATAAATTTCCTTGAACAAGTGCAGGATCTGAAGCCGTTCCCGTTGTCGCTGTTCCTTTTTTTACTGCCAAAATAAAGGAATCCACATTTCCGCTGGTCAAAAACCTCGCATAAATAATATCATTGCGGTTATATCCTGTTGCACCATTTTCAATCGTCATATCCTGATAATCCGCATGACTTAATCTTCCGATATGTCCTCCGACGCTTAAAACACCATCTGAAATGCGGACTTTATTATTACTTATAACAGTCGATTTCAGACAATTTCCAATATTAAGTACTCCGTCTCCTCCGAACATTGACTGAAAAATGGCTGCATCATCTTCCGCATAAATATGTCCGGCTGCTTCTGCTGCTGTGTTTACTGTTAATGCTTTAAATCCCATACTACTGTTCTCCCTTCAATTTGTATTCAATAGAAATTATTCCATTTTTTTTCTGTAAAATTTTATTTATTATAGGTTTTTTAACTACTGTACCGGTTATATACTCCCGTCCTCCAACGATGTCTCCTATTTCCATGTCTACATCATCTGCGGATAAGCTCATTTTTTTATAATTCTGTAATTCTTTTAATCTGTGTTCTCCATCTTCGCGAAGTTTTTCTGTGCTTTCAGCATTTGCATAGTCATAAAATTGAGCGTTTTCGTCTAGCCCAAAATAATACTGCGTATCTCCAATAGAACCATCTTGTTGAACATACAGATGGATGATTTCTCTCTCCAATCCCTGTCCACTTCCACCGCAGATCAAATGATTCACACCATTTCGGCAGTCTCGTATATCAAAATCCAGCTTACTATCCTGACTGTATTCAAGTTCTTCTGAATAGTCCAAGATATCCACTGCTTTCAGTTCTACTGCCTTTTTATCCTGATCATATCGTATGTTAAGCCGCATTGAAATCGAATCCAGAAGTTTGTAAATTGCAGACGCTACATCTGTAAATCTGTCGACAGAATAATTTGAAACACTTTTTTTTGTATCTTCATCTGACACATAGAAAAGATTTCCAAAATAATTTCCAATCAATATTCTTATGATAGCATTGATTTCTCCGGACAGAATTAAATTTGTGGAATCTTTTGGCGGTAAAATCACTTTTGTGGATAACAAACCTCGCCATGTATATCCTCGCAAAACAATTTCACTGTTTTTTGTTATGATCTCACGATCACCGATAATTCCACCATATTCTGTTTCTGGAATGTAAATTCTATTATTATAAGAAAACATCTTATTATCCCAGAAATTCACCACTGCTTCAAAATCATCTGTATCTCCAATATCGAGATCCATTTCCATATTGTCCAAATATGATATTTCGTTTCCATAAGAATCTGATATGATAAAATCAAATTGCACAGGATTTACTACAGAAATCATAGTTGAATTATTTCTACTGATATTTCCTGCATCATCCTCTGCTGCTACAGAGAGCGGATACTCTCTTGCACCATTTCTATACTTAACAGGAAGTACTGGTGCAGATAGTTCTCCGCTGTATGTATCAGGAGATACATTTTGCAGGACGGTTTCATTGTCATTTAATGCAGCTTGTAATTTTAATGCCATTGCGGTTCTGCCCTTTCCTCATACAGTGTCAACATAAAATCAAATTTTCCAGACCAGCTTATTAAGCTTTTGCCCGGCCGGATTTTTTGAAATACGGATTTTTTCTTTTCCCGGCTATCAAAAATATTAATAGCGGCACCATCATTCATGATCTTTGTTACCGTTCTTTTTAGGCTATCAACAATAATATACTCACCATTTTCCAGATAATCATTAATCAGGTACTCATAACCGCCAATTATAATCTGTGGATTAAGCACTGATCCGAAAATCTTTAATTCAAAATTACATGCTTTGATATAACTGTTCATAATGCTTCGATTTCTCATGCCATTTGCATATCTACAAGCATATCGGTAAGCATATTTTTTATTATCTGTGCTTAAAGATTCCGATGCATCAAAATAATACTCAGATTTTTTGATCCAAAACGGATTTTCCACAATGATATTTATTTTTATCTCAACAGCATAAAACATTTCTTCATAATCTAAAAAACTTTTCTGTGCAATGAAGCACTCAAGATAATATCCATTGACAAAAAGCTTTCCGGGGGTTTTATCCAAAATGTCTTTTTCGGTGATTTGATGCAAATTGTCCATTATTTCATCGTATTCTTTTTTTGTGTCTGCAAAAACAGAAAGTGTAACGCTCTTTTCAGCAATATCCTTATAAAAGGATGTGATTGTATTTCGTCCATTCCCACTTTCCGATGTATATGACCATGATGTGTCGAAAAGCGTTTCTGGTTTTTGGATTACAATCGGGAAATTATTAAACATTATTTTCTGTTCAGCATTATTTTCATAATAAATCTCCATGTCTAATCTCCATTAAAGGCTCTAACAAATTCTCTCCGGTTTAAATTTACAACATATGTTCCCGGATTTTTTCTAAGTGCGACAGCCACTTCGTTACCTAATCTTTCATAGTCAATCTGAGGTATCATGGAAATGAACTGGTTCATGGAATTTGAAATATATTCTTCCAAAACCGAAATAGGAAGGACAGCTTCCGCTCCGGCTTCTCCACCTCCCATTAACTGATTTCCATTGATTCCAAATAGCGTAGGTGCGTTTAAAACTGCTCCTTTCGCATACCACTGTACACCAATAGATGGAACTGAAGGAGGATTTAGGGAGAAAGAACCGCTGATTGAAAAATGCGGCATCTTCAAATCTGGAAATTTCCATTCAAAATTAAATAAACTTTTAATCTTTTCGATTCCGCTAGAAAATTTCTCGTGTATTTCTTCCATTTTTAAAGACCATGCATCCTTCATAGCCTGCAATTTTCCACCGGTCAGTGTATTAATTACATCAAATTTCATTGTGGAAATCTCATGAATAGCTTGAAATCCTGCCGATACAATTCCCTTTATACCACCGCCATTTTCTTCATATTTGCTTTTTATATTATTTAATTTCGACTGTGTCATCTGTAGCATGGAACCAAGTTTTCCATCTGTCATCGAATTTAATTCTGTATACATAACAGATGCGATTCCTTTAATACCGCCGCCGTTTTCTTCGTATACTGATTTCATGTTATCAAGTTTTTCTGTCGCTACAGATACGATTCCTTCCAACTTCTCTGTTGCAGTATTTTTCAATGATTCAAATTTTTCTGACGCCATATTATGAATTTCTTCTAACTTTCCACCAGTCAAAGCATTTAAAACATCATATTTTGCTGTTGCAATCTCATTGACAGTTTGAAGCCCTGCAGCATAAACTCCCTGAATACCACCACCGTGTTCCTCATAAGCTGACTTGATATTATTAAATTTTTCCTGAGTAACATCAACAACCGCTGACAATCTTCCATCTGTAATTACGTCAATTGAATCATAAGCTTCGGCAAATCCTGCCTTAACCGATTCTTTAAAATCAGAAATTCCTCCACTGATTTTATCTGGCAGACTCGTGAAAAATCCTCCGATATTATCTATTCCTTCTGAAATTTTTTCTTTTGCATCACCAAAAAATCCGGTAATGTCATCCCACAATCCAATCCAGAATCCACGGAATTCTTCACTTGTATTCCAAAGGTAAATAAATCCTCCAACTAAAAGTGTAATTCCGGCAACTACCCATGTTATCGGGCTTGCTAAAAATGCAAGATTCGCTTTCAATTGAGCGGCTGCCAATCCATGCAGAGTCGTTGTATTTGCCGCTTCCATAGCCGTTTTTATTCCTGTGACGGCATTATACGCACCAATTCCAACAGTCAGAGAGCCAAGAACCAATGCTACACCTTCCAGCGTTGATTTATGTTCTTTTGCCCACTCAATTCCATCTTTGATATTCCCTATCATGTCCTCTGCTGCCGGGATCACATCATTCGTAATCCCCTGAACAACATCTCTAAGAGGAGATTCGACATCATCAAATATAGAAATTTTTAATCCGTCAAGAGCCGACTGCATCAGAGTGACATCACCTTGTAAATTATCAAGGATTGTATCTGACATTTCAGATGCTGCACCAGAACTATTATTAATGGCATTACTCAGAGAATCCCAGGAAGTTGTCTGCTGTGTCAAACTTGCTCCAAGCAATTGTGTTACCTGGTCGGCATCCTCCTGTGTCATGGAAAACTGATTCATTAAAGCTGTAGCAACTGCTGTCTCGTCTCCATAACTTTTATAAAGTGTCTGTAAATCTGAAACAGATACTCCAAGTGCATCAATGTCATATCCCATGCTGTCTATAGCTGTTGCGACAGACTCAATGGAAATGGCTCCGTCACTCATTAATGCAAGAAATCCAGTCATGGCTTCCTGACCAGCCATTTTCTTCGCATAATTTACCTGCTCTTCAACGTTCAGACCTGCCCAAGCAGCTCTTGTTTCTACCAATACGTCCGATAAATCTCTTGCATTTCCGGAAGAATCATAAAATGACACACCAAGTCTTTGTGTTAAAATATCTAATGCACCTAAACTGTTCGCAGAAGCTCCGGCATTTGTCGATAATCTTGTCAGAAGAGAGCGTAATGATGTACCAGCCTGTTCAGCTTTTATTCCGCTGTTCGCCATCATACCAAGTGCAACGCCTGCATCTTCAATTGAATATCCCATTGCACCGCAGATTGCTCCGACATACTTAAATGACTGACCAAGCATTTCTACTGTCGTGTTACTGCTTGTTGAAGTTGCTGCTAAAACGTCCACAAAACGGTTCGTTTCATCTGCGCTCATTCCAAACGCTGTCATTGCATCCGTAACAATGTCTGATGCTGTGGCAAGATCCATAGAAGATGCTGCCGCGAGATTCAGAACACCGTCTATACCGTCCAGCATTTCTTCTGTATTCCAGCCGGCTAATGCCATATATCCAAGTGCATCTGCTGACTGTGAAGCGGTAAAAGAGGTCTTTTTCCCCATTTCTTCTGCCTTCTCGGTCAAAGCTCCCATTTCTTCTGCGGTTGCACCGGAAAGAGCCTTAACGTTGCTCATAGAAGATGTGAATGTCATTCCAGTATCAACAGCTGAGAGAGACAGATTTCTCAATCCTTCAATTCCTTTTTGAATACCATTTGATACAAGATCTGCTACGACACCCTTAAAAATTGTAAAACCGCCTGTTGCAGCCGAAGATGCCTTTCTATCTGCGTCTTCCAGTGCGTCCGCAAATTCTCCTGCCTGTTCTGTTGCATCCGACAGTTTCTGCTTATTATCTTTAAGTTCGCCATTGAGATCTTTCATCTCTTTTGAGAGGGATTTTGCTTCCTTCGAGTTTTTTCCCTGCTCCAGAACAACATTTATGTACTGCTTTTTCAGATCTTGCAGTTTATCTTCCTGATTTTTGATTTCATCAGACAATCTTTTAGAAGCTGTCTGATTTTCCTTCATGACCGCTGTGTACTCTTCAATACGCTTGTTGCAGTCTCCAATCTCTCCTCTAAGCTTCTCTTCTTCATTTTTCAATTTCAAGATTTCTGTTCTATTTTTCTGTGCTTCAGCAGAATTTTCGCCAAAAATCTCAATTGCTTTTTGGAGTTTCTGGTTGACAAGTTCCTCTTTTTCCTGCGTAACTGAAAGCTTTTCCTGTAAAAGACTATGTTTTTTCCGTAAGCCTTCAATATTATCGCCATTATTTTTCAATTCAGAATCTGCCAGTTTGAGAGCATTATTTAATTCTTTTGTTGCGGCACCGGCTTTTGACAGCCCTTCATTATACTCATGTGTATCCGCTGTGAATTTAATTTTTGCTTCACTCGTTTTAGTTCTTGCCATACGCCCGGTCACACTCCTCACTTATCGCGTAATTCTTCCAACTGTCATAAGCCGATTTGTTCAATGCAACTGTTTTTAAAAAAGAAAAATCCGCATTCCAGAACAAATCTTCACTTATTTCAAGGATCAAAACGTAATACGTGTAATAATCCTCTATATCTTCAAGTTCAAATTTTGGAATACGGATTTTATTTTTCTTTTTTCCTTTTGTGTGACTTATGAATGCTGATCGGAAGCCTTCTTTTTTTTTGCTGAAATGAGTTCATTACATTTTCTAGCAAGTTCTGGTGGATTGTATGGAAGATTTTCCATAAATTCCATTTCACCCATGCATTCATCGAGGTTGTCCACATTCGCACACAGATATGCCGTGTACAATACGGTCACGGTATCAAATGTATCTTCCGTTCCCTTCATGATGACCTTGTTATATCTGTCATAAACATCCTTTTTTAATCCTCTGATCTTATATAAAGAAGCAAAATTCAGTGCAAGTTCCACTTCTTTACCATTTTCAAGTTCCATTTTGATTTTTCCATTCATATTTTCACTTTCCTCCATAATATAACCGGATACCAATCTGGTATCCGGTCATGCTGCTCATTTGCTTAAAGCTGTGATCAATTCTTTTCTATTCATTGTTGAATAATTTTCTACTTCTTTTTCCTTTGCAAGTGCCTTTAATTCTGCCACAGTCATTTTTTCAAGTGCTGACCCTGCGTTTTCATTATCGGCATCCTCAATCTTTTTAATGTATCCAGTTGATTCTGTGATTTCAGCAAATCTTTCTTCTGACATATCCTCAATGATTGTTCCTTTTTTTACGACTTCTTTTGTCTGCTTATCAATAAAGGAACGTAAAACCTCAACTCTCATAGCGTCCTCCTACAGTACTTTCTTTTTTGCAAGCGCAGGCGTAAATTCAGTCATCCATTTCTGTGCAATTTCAGATGATACTTCGGATTTCAAAGCTTCATACAAGCCATTTCCTTCATCATCCGGCATGACAGCAACCGTCATTTCAATTTCTGCAACTTCCTCTCCACCATTTTCAATTTTTCTAGCAATACCATCCTTCACGACACATTTAGTATAAGCTTTATACTTAATGTTTTCATCCTCATCAACAGCTTCCACTGTGCAGGCAAATTCCGGATGAACCGAATTTGATCCATAGGCAGAGATTCCGTCTTCTAATCCATCAAGATTCATTCCATATGTCTGTTTATATCTCTCATAGTTCATATGCAGACTAAGTTTCAATTCGCCCGTTCCAGTTCCTCTGGTACGTGTTTTCTTTTCAATACCCATGTATTTTTTTGTTACTGTTTTCGTATTCATTGATTCTTCAATGCTACCAACAGCTCCTGCTTCTACATAATTTTCATCTTTTGCAAATTTCATTGCAAATTTTCTACATTCGAATTCTGAAAATTCACCGTAACCACTCATAAAATTTGTCCTCCTATTTCATTTGAAAAGTAATTCTATCAAGCATTTCATCAACAGCCTCGTCTTCTTTTCTCTCGATTCCTCTATCAAAAAAATGCTGATTTCCTGCATGATGTACTGTATTTGAGCCATCATCTGGAAAATACAGATAATCATATTTTGTTTTTGAACCAATTGTTACAGATAGATTTTCAAATCCTCCACCTCTGCTTCTCGAACTTTTCAATCTATCTTGCAACGCATTACTGTATTTAGCATGTTTCTTTTTCCCGTCTGATACAGGTATTAAATCTTCTATAGATTTTGAAAATAAGGTGTATCCGGCACCATGTAAATATGTGTTAATTTCATCCGCTGCTGTACTCGAAAAACCGTTAAGTCCTTTCCACAGTTTTTCGAGAGATTCAGTTTTTGTCTCATAAGTACTCATGTCTTACTCCTTTTACTGTAGCCTTTTATTGGCTCTGTAAAAATAATGACTGCGGCTTCCACAACGGTATCAGTTTTTGATTTGATTGTGTAATCAAAAACAACATCTTCATTGGCTTCCTTCAATCCTTGAATTTTTGACAGTTTATCAATAATCTGAAAAACTGCATTTTCCGGTATATAATCTTCATGAATCAGATTGACCTGATAATATAAATTATAATCCCGAATGGATGTTCCACTTTTTTTAATATGCATGCGATTAAAAGTGATGTAATTCCATAAATCTGGAACATCATCTTCTTTTATCTTTCCATATGCAACCTTGTTTCCGAACAAATCCGGATTTTCCTGTTGTAATTCTTCAAGAGCTGCCTTTATCTCATTCAGCAATTCTGCGTACCTCCTCCAGATAAAAATACATAAGGTTTTCTTTTTTACTGTAATCAATGTAAATCACATCAAATAATCTATCATCAATTGCCACCTTACATTTTTTACTGACACCATCCATTAACCGTGTCTTTACTTTTAAAGACAATTCTCTGCCAAGCGATTCTACAAATGAAAGATCTTTATCGCGCTTACTCATTTCTTCAAATGCAAGTTCTACGATATATTCCATATCATCAATCTTTTTAGGATTCTTCGGTGCATTAAAATCACTTTGCAATTTTTTATCCCGATAGCATCTTAAGAAACCATCATTCAGGTTTAAATTGCTGACTTTCATTTTCTGCATCTGTGGCATTCCTCCTTGATTTTACACTGCAAAAAGCTTGTAGTTTCAGAATATCCATTTGATAAGCTCTTTCGAATTCATCTTCGCAATGGTTATACACGTACATCACATAATTTAAAAAAAGCTTTCTAAACATACCGGGAGCGGAATAATCGCATTCCGCTCCCAATAAATGATTTAAATAGATTTCAGCATCATCTATCATGTCGGATAGATTCTTTTCCGTTTTCTCATTTTCCCATGTGATACTGAGTCTTCCCTTAACTGCTTCTAACAGTACTTTCTTTTTTTCGCTATCCAACATGATGATTTCTCCTAAACAGATGCTAATTCAAGATTTTTCACAGTGATGTATGCCGGATCAAGTTCTGAAATGTCAAGAAGTACTGATGCAGTATCATCAAACGCTCTTCCATTTGCATACGTTTTGATCATGTATACCCTGTTATCTTCCAGGAACTGTGCAGAATCATCATAAGTCACATTTCCATCTTTGCTACTTCCTAATCCAAGAAAATATTCTTTTGGAAGACAAAGAATAGCTGTCCCTTCTGTAAGCTCTGCCGACTGGTACACTTCTGTTGGCACAGGGAAGATATTATTTGTGTAAGTTCCTGCTGCATTGAGCACTGTTGTTGCTGGCATGACCTTGTTCAGATAATCAATTGGATTGCAGATTAATGCAACACCTTTAATCGTTCTGTAAACTCCCTTTTCAGTCTTTGCCATTTTAGCGACTAACGGACCATATTCTGTTGGCAAAAACGACTTCACTTTGACAGCTGTTTTCTTCGGATATTCACCGCCAACAACAGATGCTGTGGAAGATATATTCCTGTCAAGTCCAATCGGCTGATTTTTTCCTGTTCCAGTAACAATTGCATTTTCAAGTGCACAAGCAAGTGCATCCACAAGAATTGTTCTAATATAATTATCCAGATATACTGGACCCAATTCAAGCATATCTTTTGGAATAACAGCATAGCAGGACAATTTACACTGTGTCATCTCGATAATCTTAAATGAAGATGTAATTTTCTTTGTTACTTCCGTATTAATCGCTCCCCACACTGCCTTATCAACAGTATGATCGTTCAGAATCCATCTTGTAAGATAACTTACATTTGTAAATGTAATTGCATTGAGCAAAGGATGATCATTTACCAGATTCCGGTAAACATCCTCGATGATGGTCTGTGGCATTCCATCATTGAGAAGATCCGTAAACTCCTGACGCGGATTACTGCTTTTCGCATTTTCAATCCACTGCTCATAAAACTTCTGTTCATTTGCTGTAAGGATACGATAGCCTCTCTGCGCAAGAATTGCATTGTCATTATGATGCATCTCGTAATCATTTCGAATGGAATCTGCCACAGCTTCTGTAAATTGCTCAAAAGCAACGGAAAGAGCTTCCTCATTTCCTGCTTTTAATGCTTCCTGCATAGCTACTGATGCACTCTGTACGATTGGATTGTTTAATGGTTTCATAATTTTTTCCTCCTGTTATTTAAAAATATGATCAAAAAAAGCCACACAAGGGTTGACTTTATTTTCTGTGGTTCTATTCGGTTCTGACACATCCATTTGCTGGATATTATTTAAAAGCGACTGTCTTATATCAATAAACTGCTGCATGGATTGAATCAGAGCAATCTGCTCTGGTGCGACTCCATCCTGATTGGTTTCTTTTTGTTCAATTCCAATATCTTCCGGCATATTTTCGGCAATTTCATCAATAAATCCGTATGCCAAACAGTCATCTGGATTTAAGATTTTTTCTTCATCCATAAGTTCTGTCAGTTGTTCCTCTGTAATTTTTCCGGCACACCGTTCAAGATATACTTTTCGGTTTGCAACCATCCAATTATCAAGATCATCTGCCATTTTCCGAAGCATTGCTGCGTTTCCGTCAATGCTTACCCACATATTATGCACCAGCATAGATGTACCAAGTCCCATTATTCGTTTATCGCAAGCCTGCAAGATAAGGCTTGCCACACTGTAAGCGCAGCCGTCTACATATCCTGTCTTTTGCGCTGGATGTCGTTTGAGCTGATTGTAAATGGCAACTCCTTCAGATACCATTCCACCATTGGAATTGATAAACAGGCGCATTTCTGCATTATCAGGAATTTGTGCAAGGACATTTGAAAAATACTGCGCGCTTGTTTTGCTTTCAAGCATAGTCCAGCTTGACCAATCAAACTTTCCTTCCCTTGTTACTGTGTCATAGATGAATAAATCAAACACATTTTTTTCCTGATGTGGTTCAAATTTCATCATCATCTGTGGTTTCATTATCTTTTCCTCCTATCATTTTATTTTTTTCGTTGATAAACTCATAATTTTTTGTAAGAAGGTGGTTTTTGCTCCAATCCTCATTCAAAATATCTAATCCGGCTTTTTCTCTCACTTCATCAATACTTGCAAATGCACTGGATATTAACTTATCAATCTTATCCGCCATGTCAAAAATATCTACATGGTTAACAGTTGATGTATCTACTCGAAAATAATTTCCATTTTTCCAATTTGCATAACCATATTGTCCTGTGAGAACCTGTCCTATCATATCTGCCCATGGATCGACACTGAATGTCAAAAATGATTTCACCACATCATTCATATTTGTGATATTACCAAGCATTAATGATTCCGGAATTTTAAAAGCTTTTCCTACAATTTTGAACATCTCCTCGATAAGGCTTATCGTGTCATCACTGCTTTTTGACGTTCCATCGGACTTCATTTTTTCAAGCGTTCGTCCATTATATTCGACATACAGTTTTGCGTCGCCATCCATAAATTTTTTCAGTGGTTCTTTGAGAATATTTTCAAATTCCTTGTTAAATGCCTCATCACCAGCTTGAACACTGTCAATTTTGAATTTATATTTCACTGCGTTTGTATCTTTATAAGCACTCATTGCAGTTGAAATTATCGAGCCAATGTCTGCATAAAGTCCATCAATCAGTTTTTTCGCCTGAATATTTTCAAGCTTAAAAATGAAAACCTGATCACTTGTAAATTTTCTATCCATCTGAAAATCATCAATTACAACCCCTGAATAAAGATTTCCGACAAATGGTCTCTTTTGCTCCAGCACAAAACTATCTGCACAATAAAGATTTCTTCCAGAGATAAAGCATAATGCACCCTGCTCATCACGAAGGGCTTTTTCTATGACCTTGTGCCAAAAATGACTTGCCGATTCGTTTGGATTCGGTTTTATGTTCAATGAAAAATAATCTTCATCCTTCACACATACATAGTTTTTGTAAACCTTAATTTCACTCTGCGAAATAGCATTTGCAATCAGTGAAACCGCTGAATATATTGCAAGTTCTTTAACATAAACCGTACTCGGTATATCAATCGTTATCGTTTCTGGTCCAATCCTCTCTTTACTTGATCCGGGGAATGCTGCCTTTATTTTTTCAATCCAGTCCATAGTTCCTCCTACATAACAAGTACACATTTTCCAGTTAATGGAATGTACTCTTTTATCTCTCCCTCCGCTGTCATGGAAGCAACCAGAGCCATAAAAGGATCGTTTTTCCGCGAACGAGCTTCAATTTTTGCATAAACAAAGGAGCCTTTATCAGCTCCTGCATCTCTTCCATATCGAATTGTCTTTGTATTATTTGTCGCCCAGCGCAACGTAGGGTTATTTCCCCAATAAAAAAAACCATTGATAAAGCAATGGTCTATTACTGGTACGATTTTGCAGATTTCAAGTTGTGACACAAGCTTGAGATTTTTACGATCCACGGAAAATCCTATCTTCGATAGTGCATCTGACATTAATGCGTATCTGTAATTGTCAATGCAGATCATTTTTATCATGTACCGTTTTCCACATTCATAAATATAATCTGTTAATAATGTTGGATGAATTTCCACATCATCAACATACGTAATCAGTTCATCTTGTACCCATTTCTTCCATGGTGCCTTTATTCTTGGAATATCTGCCGAATGTGAACATATCCATGAGTGATTAATATCATATCTCTTATCGCCTTTCTTAAAATGCAGATTGACGGATGCGAAATCTGTCGTTTTCATATAATCTATGCCAACCGTACACTCCCAGCCATTCATGTCTGGAAGCTCTTTATTGGTTTTTTCTATATCATCCCATTTTGCGGCTGCCGATTCTTTTACTGTATCAGGAAGATTCATTCGTTTTTGCATAAAAGCCGGAAGCCTTTCCGGATTCTTTTTCCACTCGCGGTATTCTTTTCTGATTTCCACAAGCAGATCCGGCATATAAGGCAATGACGGATTTGCCATTGTCCAATTTTCCTCATCATCCACATCCTCTTTTTTATTGAGTTTGCAGATAAATGGGAGCAGACCGTTATCATCATCACCTTTTCTCAAAATATTTTCTGATTCTTCCAGCAAGTCATCAAGTGGTCCTTCTCTTTTATCTCCGTTTGTCGTAAAATAGGATCTTTCTTTTTTCCAAGACCAGTCGTAAAAACATCTATGTTATCATAGTTTTCATACTGGTGAATCTCATTAAAAATAACTATCCCGGAACGAAGACCATCTTTTCCCTTCGGGCTGTTTGTCCTGCCCTTGATTACTGACTTTGTTTTTGTGCAAGTAACTTTTTCTTTCGTCCAATAAAAAAACTTTTTTATTTTTTTTATTACAGATGGTACTTCAAAAAAGCCTATCAAATCAGTAACAGGTCTCATTGCCTGTTCCTCATTATTTGCACAAATATCGACGTCATATTCCCGAATGCCGTTGTATGGTGACGATAAACAGAATGACTCAAATGCGATTGTTCCGTCTTTTCCAGCACCTCGACCAAGTTCGCAGAACAAATCTGACCAGCGTGGTCGTCCGTCCGCATCCCAATAAGTACAATCATGCAATGCTATGACAAATTTCTGCCATGGGAAAAGGTCAAATGGTAAATATTTTGCCAATCCCATATAATCTTCCAACTGTTTAAGATCTATGTGAATTGGTTCTGTTTCAAAGCATTTTTTTACATGGGCAACCAAAAGCTTCTGCTCGTCACAGCACCGGAATACATCATTTTCCACAATGTCAATCCATTCCTGAATTTCCGGTGGAAACTTATAAGCAGTCATCCTCATCACCGCCGTATTCTTTTAATGGTGTTATGTCAAGATCGCGGAGCAGTTTCAACATCTGAGCATTTACTTTTACAAGCTGTTCTACAGATTCATTTTTCTTAAATCCGCATTGACCACCGCCGTTATCATAAAAGATCTTGACACCCCTTTCTTCAATGTCAATTCTCAATAATTCCTTCGTCGTCCAAAGCGTGATGTAATCGTCTACCAGGTCTGTGTAATATGATTTTTTATTACCGGATTTTTCCAGTTCGGAAATCAATTTTTCTTTAATTCTCTTTGCTTTTCCGTTCTTTTTTATATTTTCAATCCGGATCTGATTTTCAGTTTTTGCATTCATTTACCCACCCCCTCTTATATTAATCGCGTGTATGCGGACATATGTGAAACCCTCGCGCAGATGTTTTGTCTACCCCACTCCCCGTTGCGTTACCTCTCCCACAGAAAGGGGGTATAGGGGGTAGGGGGTACTTTCTACCAACGCTCTTCGTTCGTAAAATGTTCGCTTGATTTATTTTTCCGTTTTTCTGGATGCAATTTGTTATGGCATGCTTTACATACCGGAATGAGATTCCTGTACTGTTTTCCGTTGTACAAATAAAACTCACTGAGTGCCAGCTCAGGATGCTTTCTGACAAACTGATTGTGATGCACTGTGCTGATTAATTTTCTGTTTCCATTCTCATCCTCATCATATCTTGTGATGATTCCATTCTTCTTGCATATGTAGCACTCATGATTAAATTCTTCCAAGACATGGTTCTTTAAAACAATCCACTCTTTCGTCTTATAGAATCTCCACAGTTCATTCTCATGTATTAAGTTCTCAATGTACTGCTTAAGGTTCTTAATCATATCAGTTCCTTTCTGCACCCCCAGCCATTCACCATCCATGAATGGCTGGTTGACATTAAGAGGATTAAGTAAATGGAAAAGCGCAGCTTCATCAGCCACGCTTCACACTATCTTTATATCACATATCAGTGTACACTTTTGTACACACTTTTAATTTAATTTAACAATCCGCTCCATCTTCCTCTCCATGTTCGTCTTGTCAGCCTTGAATTTATCCCAGTCGCAACGCTTCTTTTTATCTTCACGCATGACATTTGCAATTGCCTGTTCAGCAGTTGGATCAGAATACTTCTCCCTGTTCATTCTCCTTCCCTCCCTCACTTGCACATATCTTTATATTTTGTCTAACCCATTTTATTTTTTATATTTAATAGAAGAAACACCTTATTCAGAAAACCAGTTAGACATAGTTTCCATTTTGTACAACTTTATTTATAAAAAAATATCTATCGTCTTTTCCGAAACGATAGATTCATAATGGATTCATTTATCGAATCCTGCTCAATTCCGATATAACGCATTGTTATATGGAAGTCTGCATGGTTTAAAATCTTCTGCAAAGTGACAATGTCATGCGTCTGCTGATAAAAATGGTAGCCGAATGTCTTTCTCATCGTGTGCGTTCCTATGTGATCTAGTCCGAATTTTTCTCCGGCTTCTGCCAAAATGTTATAAGCCTGTCCTCTCGACAATGCTCTATTCTGCTGTCTGGATGGAAAAAGCCATTCATAATCTGCTTTCCCTTTAATGTAACGATTAAGCATAGGTCTTAATTCTTCATTAATCGGGAAACGTTTTTCTTTTCCGGTTTTCTTCTCCCGTATACTGACATAATTCATATCGCGCACATCCCTGACCTTAAGATTTAAAATGTCAGAGATACGGATACCTACATAAATCCCGAAAAGGAACATAATCTTGTTCCGCTCGCTTTCCTCTCCAAGATAGTCGGCTATGTCCCACACAGTGTTAATGTCTCTGATCGGTTCGACAGTATTCAATGTGAACCCTCCTTTCAGTAAAACAAAAAGAGCAGGTCATTTCTGATCTGCTCATGTTCCTTATTTACTGTATAACACATTTTACTGTAAAGTTTTGTACACAATTTTATTTTAAATCATTTTCACAAGCTTTTATTATCGGCTCATACAGTTCCTGTTCTGCTTTTTTCCTTGCGGAAACAGCATCTTCCAATTTTTTCAAATCTTCCAAGTCCATAATTTATCCCTTGCAATTGTATCTGTGCCAACCACTTTTCTCTTTCCTTATCCCAAGATACACCTTTTACTCCTGATTTATTATTTTTCGACAACTTTTGCTTCAAGGAATCGACGCACGTTCCGTCTACCAGAACACGTTTTTTACTGTATTTACTAATGGATTCCCTTGCAATATCGCTTCGGGACTGCTTACACAAACTGCTGCGTCTTGCCTGTTGGATTGTTTTTTCTGAAATTTCTCCACATTTCATGCACTGGCACTTCCAGATGATTCTACCCATCTCTGCACTTGCATAGATAAAATTTATTATAACTTGAATCAGTTCTGTCCGAGAAAGCAATCACTTCCCAGCTTCCAAACCGCTGTCCTATTTTTCTGATATTTTTAATACTTTTTCGTATTATTTTTTAAGAACGCATTAAGCAGCCATGTTCGCTTTTAAGCGATCTGCCTCAATGTCATCGCAGATATAATATTTAATCGTCACCTCTGTGCTCGAATGTCCAAGACGCTTTGACACGAAAAGGATATCCTTCGTTCTCCGGTACTCTCTGGAAGCAAAGGTCTTTCTGAATGAGTGCACCGTGGCATTGAACTTGCACCCTCCGGCGGAAGCAATGTCCTTGACCATATATTCAATCGTGTTTCCAGTCATTCTTCCACGACCGCGTTTTCCAATGAACACAGAACCTTCTTTACGATCTCCAATATAAAGCTGTAAAGCCTGCTTGCACCGCTCTGTCATAAAACAGGTTCGCCACTGGCTTGTCTTTTCTCCCCATATCTTAATTTCCTTCTTTTCAAAATCCAAATTTTCAACATTAAGATTCACAATCTCCCCTACACGCGGACCAGCACTCAGCATTAATTCAAATAAAGCGTTAAGACGTAGATCACTTGAAATTGTTAATGAAGCCTTTGCAATTTCCTCATCTGATAACCGCTCTTTCTTCTTCTGCGGCTGTTTAATTTTATCAATGTCTCTGGCAACATCTTCCTCGATATGCTTCTTTCGATATGTCCACGCAAAAAATGAGGACATATATTTCTGAATTGTCGATGCATAGGACTTTGAAATTTTATCTTTATAAAGTCGGAGTGCGATATAATCCATCACATCTTGTCCTGTACAGGTATGATAATTTAAGCCTGTTTCGTCGAAGAATTTTTTTATAAGTGTGATGTAAAGCTTGATCGTGCTCTGCTTTCTTCCAGATGCAGTGAGGTCAATTATGTACCGCTTCATGATGTACTCATTATCGTAAACCTCGGTCGATGGAAGCGTCTCTGCTGCTACCAGATTGACATTGACAAGCTTGACTGTAAGCACAGTCTTTATGTGGTCAATTCCTTCTGGTGTGAGATATCCTGTCATTTCCCATACAACATCATTGATAAGTTCAGATTTTGTCATAGCAAATCCCCCTTTACAATTCCAGTAAAAGGTGCTACTATCTTCTTGACGTAGTAAGTTATTTAACTAGAAGTTATGTAGCACCCAAAAGGGTCTGTGTTCCTAGCACAGGCTCTTTTTCGTTTACAGTTGCAATTGCACACATATGGTCGGAACGTATGTTCTTTGGTGTGTATTTTTTTACCGGCATATTACAGCCGGTAAGTGTTACCTATTCAGTTTTTACGATTTTATATCCCGGCACCCGAATAGCTCTAGGGCTTCCGATTTCATCATCCGTTTCCAGTTCTCCTGTAGCGATCATCCTGATCAGATGATTATGTACACTGGATGTACTGCTCAGTCCTACCATGTCCCCAATCTCCCGAATGGTCGGTGCGTATCCGTGCTTTTCCATGTACGAAATGATTGCCTGCTTAATTTTGGCTCGCATTTCTATCCCCTGCTTTGTGGCGTTCATGCTCATTTTCCTTTCTTTTTTATCAGTTAAGTTCAGCACTGCTCTTATCAAATTTTAAACGCCGTCCGCAATATGGACAGCATTTATATTCTTC